GGCGTATTGAGCAAGCGCATCAGTGAGCTCAATCGTATTAGCCGACCGGCCGTAGTGGGTGCAGAAAGCCAGTCGACCCGTCTGCAGCGCGGACACGATCTGAAACCGAAATTTCAGAGGCCCTCGCCACAAAGCGAACGGTTGGCTCAAATACCCTTGAAGAGTGGGGGTGAACTTTTGACCATAACCAGCATCAGCGTAGTTGGGGTTTGGCAGTAATTCCCCGTAGGTCAGAATGGTTCCCTCGGGATTGTCAACGCCCCACTCGACGGTGCGCAGCCAGCTGGACTTGGAGAGAAGGTAGTCCAGGCTCATCTCATCCTGACTGCTCGCCACGAGATTCTCCGAAATTTCCGAAGTCTGCCCCGGGAACGAATCGAGCACTTGGTGGCGAGTGATTCCAACGACGTTGCTCAGAGGACCAACTTTGTTGAGGATCGCAATCTCCCCAATCAAACCAATGTTCGGCACGTCCATTCCGCCCATATCATTCTTCGACTCAGCTTTTGATTCCATAGCATCATGCGTGGAATTAGCATAGTCAACGGTGCCATTGGCGGCATTGGTAATGTTCGTGGTTTGGTTCGTCACCTTAGTGATCGCGTTACCCTCGTTCACAACTGAACCCCGGGCCGCAGCTCCGCGAACCGAGTGGTAGCGGGCGACGGCGGAGAGGAACCCACCTTGGCTCAGAAGAGACTCGCGAGAGGGGTTGAGAACCTGGAAGTCAGAATAAGGGAAAGAGCCCCATATGGATAGATTCGCAGTCAGAGATCCATCGGGCCCAGTTCGCAGAGGGCTGAAGACCTGAATCACAATAGTTCCCAAGAATTGGGAGGCCCTCCTGTCGAGATCAAGTCGGGTGAGAGGGTGATTGAAGGGAATCTTAAGAGACACCGACTCAGAGCTCCCAGCGGACAAAAAGGCGTGCGGGCAAAGGATCTGCGACGTTGGACTGGAGGAAATATGCCGAGCAATTTCCTCCGTAGTCGTCAGAGGCACGAAATAGGCGATCAACAAACCCTGCTGGAAGGCATTGGTCTGGAGGGTCATCTTCAGCTCAATGGAGCCATTCCAATAAACGAACGTCTGGAACGGCGTGCTGTTCGTGTTCGAAGTGAGCATGTCCCAAGGAGCCGACAGAGTTGTGAGAATGGTTCCAGCGGGCTGGCTACTGGTCCAGTTGATGTTCCGGACGAACTGCATGCGAGTCGCTAGAGCCGTGAAGCCCATGTTCGCCTCTTGCATGTCAGTCGTCGGAGTGACGGCGACCATCGGTCGACCTCCATCAGTCTTTGTCTCGACGGAGTCATTAAATGAGACTCCCCCGGTGTCCATTTCGTTTGTCACACGGAAGGGTCCTTTCAAGACTGGGCGCGGCGCTCGAGAGGAGGAGGCCGCAACCGGAGGGGCGGGCCGCACCGCATAATCCGACCCAACATCGAAGGGATGGAACGTCTCGCCCCCCACCGTGATGGAAGGCCCAACCGCCAAAAAGGTAGTGGCCGTGGTCACGAAAGGAAATAACAGCGTGGAAGGCCCCCCTCCCAAATAGGCGGCAAAGGAGGGATTCTCAAAGTTGGCCTTAGGAAACGTCCATGAATCGGCCACTTGATACTCCTTGCCAGTGGTGGGATTCAAAACGGTGGTGGATCCCGTGGGCCCCGGAACTCCGCCAAAGAGCTGCAGATACGCAGCCGCTCCGGTTGTCCCAGAGGTGAAGCGAGTTTCCTCAGACGCCCAAAACAGAGAAACGTTGGTTGCATCATAATTGAAATCGGCATTGACGCCGACTTGGATCTCACGAGTTTGACCCGGTCCGATCGGAATCCCAAGATCGTTCAAGTTCTGGTTGGTCAGCTGACTGGAAGGAATAGTGAACGTCGTCACCAAAGTGTTGATACCCCCGGGCGTATTGAGGGGAGTATAGCGGAGGGCCAAATCAGGCTGAGTGAACCGGAAGGGGCTCGGCACGGGGATGTCCTCGGTCATAGTAAACGTAACCGTCTCGGGAACCTCCACGACGACCCCAAGACGGTGGGGGAAAATACAATCGCCAATCAGGAGGCACTCCACGGAGGGCACTTGCATGAGGTAGAAGAAGCGCATGTCATCTCCACCGGCGACGTAGACCCCCCCGAAGTTATCATCCGCACCAGGGTCGTCTCGAACGAAAACCAAAGCCCCCATCCCCGTCTCCACTGGCCGGGTGATCAGATCCGCGGGGTAGCGCGGAATAATCAACTGGTTTTGGTGGTTATAGTAGGGGATCTGGATCTCCAGCAGCCCGGTCGTGTCGCGGCCCACGGCAGTGGGACCCATTCCAGTGCGGCGGCCCGTTGAGGTCATCAGGGTGCCAGGGAACCCAGTCGCAGCAGCCTCGGCAACATAGGGCATATACTGGAGTTGAAGATCGTACTCGCCGATGAACTTGAAGCGCATCGAGCCCTTGTAGAATCGGTACATGGGAGACAAATAGGTCATCCAGCCGGCCTGAACAACACCCCCTTGGTCATAAGCAGCAAGAGGCTTGCTGACCGTAATACCAGAGGAAAGGTTCAGAGCGTCTCCGTTCAAGAACTTGGAAAACCGCTTCAAAAGTTGGCGAAATGACTTCAGGCGCTGACGGGGAAGGGGACTAGGAGTCTGAACGGCTTCAGAACCCGCCCCGATGGCCACCACGGACTCAGTTTCCTCAGCGGTCACGGGTCCAGGCGTGGTTCCATTGTCCATCTCATTCACAATATCCACGGTGATGGGGTCCTTCCGCCTGCGAGCACAGCCATCGCGCCAGGCCTTAGCCCGACTCGAGAAGCTCCCGCTGTGGCGGGCGGCGACGCGCTTAATTTGCGGGCGAGCGGTGTCATAAAGGGTGTCACTTCCCACGTATTCGTTACAAACCCCACT